GCTCCTGATGGAAGCAAACGGAATGTTACTGGGAATGTTGATGCTGCGTTACGAGCCAAAGAGAACTGTGACTGTTGTACAGAAAGAACACGACGAGCATAATATACACGCTCTGTCTTTGATGATGATGCAGTTGTTGGAGCCTGTCCAATTGCAACTAGCTGACGCTCAACTGGAGCTTCTCCTAGTGCACCTGCTGCAAGACCTAGCTGCTTACCATTTGCGGTAAGAGTTGATTGTGACTGACCAAATACGGCAAGAACGTTCTCAAGAGTTCCTTCTGCCATTTCTGTTGCAATCATAACTTCCATTGTTTCCTTGAACAGCTTAGCTGTATCAAGAAGCTGATCTACTGTTACTGAACCGTATGATGGGTTGTAAGTAATCTGAAGACCATTGTTTGTAAATCCTACGTTACGATATGCAGCACCTGTTGTTGCTGATGATGTTGCGTTATCTACATCTACTCCGTTAAGAGTTGTGATGTATGACTCACCCGCTACATAACCGACTACTGGTGTTCCAGAGCCTGCTGTACCGTTCTTAAATGCTGGAACTGTCTTGTTACGTGCAACTGCTCCTGATACTGCTGTACCTGGAACCAAGTTTTCTACGTATCCTGATGTAGTAGAATCTTCTACTGACAAGAATAGTGGTGACGCACCGACAAGAATATTTCTAGCATTACCTGTGTTTTGTGCCATGTTGTAAAACCTCCTGTTAAATAAATATATATATATTGACTTACTTTAAATCAAGCTGGCTAGGCTCATTTCCTCTTATGTCCAATTTTACTGGATTAAGCCTTTAAAAGCAACTAGGCAAATCTACCTAGTCTATCGGTGACTCTAGAGTATTTGACCTCTAGTATTACGTCTGCTGACAGGAAACCCTGAAGTTCTTGAGATGGCTCAATTGGAGAGGTCTCTGTGATATGAATACTGTGGAAAATTAATTTATTAGAAGTCTTTGAGGAATTGACATCCTTTGCAGATTCGTCCATTCTTCTGAAAAGGTCTGTCATGAGGTTTCTCATCTCATAGATTTCTGTTACATCTGTTGAATAGATGGTGAACAAAACCTTCTCACAGCATATTAGCCAGTTCTCCTCATAGGATAAACCGATTTTGTCATATACGATGTGCTTCTTGCCGTTTAGGAATTGATCCATTTCTGGCAATTGCTGGACTGGAACAATAGGGATTATCTCTGTTCCAAGGTTGTCTGAGTAATAATCGTTCTGATTAAACATTCCCGTCGACTTTAATTGTGTCCATAGGAACTTGCGAAGCTCGAACATTGCGTCTATCTTATAATCTACTGTCATAGTGAGCCTCCAAATGATGAACTTAATGCTGCGTCCGCCTGCATTCTTATTTTACCAGCACTGAAGCTATACTGCACCTTTTTAATATTAATTGGGACATTTAGGGCTTTAGCTATCTTGGCATTGAAGATTCTTTGGAATCCAGATGAACGTATTGAAGAGTTTACTAGTTGCCCGCCAAAAAATCTACCATATGTGAGAGCAAACTGATTTGTTGCCGCCCTGCCTCCAGGCCTCTTGACGGTCACAGAGGTTCCTTTAGGCATAAATACTGTTGCACCATCTAATTCAAATACTAAGCGCTCTGCTGACTTTGGGCGAATTACTACGGGCATTCCCTCTTCCATCACGGTAGCCTTATTACTAAATACATATTTTCTTTTTTGCTTTTTGTTCTTAGAAGGAACTGCTGATTTAGATAACTTAAAGTCACGACCTATTCTAAATGAAAGTCCGCCCGTGTCTATTAGATATAAATCAAATAATCTAAATGAGGGATTGCCTGTCTTATTCCACTCATATACGTGGTGAAGGCTTTTAGGCTTTGTTCTTGCCTGAGCATCTACATACTGACCGAAGTCTTTTTCTATTTGATTAAATATGGTTGTTTTAAATAAGTTTTTAAATTCGGCATTTGATGTCAGCTTAGAAAGGACTGCAGCTTCATAGTATAGGAATGCTGATATCTGGGCTACTGTGCTGTCCTTGATTACTCCTGGAACTGATCCAGCCATCAATCTTTCTAGACCGCTAGATGCTTGCAGTAATGCTACGCTACTGTCCAATTACCTGACTCTCCGATCTTTTTATAGTGGCGTTATATCCAACAATTCCACCTAGTGGTTCTGTCATTGGAACAACACCCATTACTTCAAATACTGTCGGAGTGTTATTTGGAAAGTTAATTTCTTCCCATATTACGGTGCCATCTAGATTTCTGATATTTGTAATCTTTTCTCTAAAGGTAACCTTTGTTGCAGTTCTTACTTGTAGTACCTGATCATTTAAATACTTATTAGAAAAGACTTGCTTGTCTCCAGCCGTTCTTGAAGATGAGTTGCTTACTGTACCCTTAGCACTGCATGGTACTGTTCTAGTAAACTGCCACTCTTTTTTTAAAGCCCCTGTCGACTCATCCTGTGTGTCAAACTGCTTATAAACATCCATAAGCATTGGAAAAACTGAATCAATAATGGCATACATTAGATCAGAACCATTTGAGTAATAACATACGGATTAAGAAGCTGGTCTACATATAGATTGCCAGTTCCCTTTGATGCCGATGCATTATACTCAAAGCTCCAGTCAAATGTCTTGATTGATTTGATATACTTATTTCTCCAGACCTTGTCCTTTGAGAAGTAATCTTTCATCAGTTCAACTGTAGCAAGCTGGACCTTATCTGGAACAGATTCCCATCCAAATTGTCCTACTATCTTGTACTTAATATTTTTAGAAAATACACCGTTAAATGTATCATTAATTGATGGCGGAACTAAACCATTTGCAACATATACCGTATTATCCAATAGGTTAGTTCTGTTTACTCTTACTCCGAATCCAGTCTCTGAAACAATTGGATCGTACAACCAGTTATTGACTTTAGGAGTAGCAAGATTGTCCACTAGCAATATATCATTAGAGTAGATCTTATATATCTTGTTTAGTTTAGCTGGAAGAGGAAGTGTGTCTGAATCATCTCCATAGATTGATTCTTCTCCTGAGTATAGATAAAAGTCTTGATTTGTAAAATCTTCTACTATCTTTCTTGCATATCTTTCTGCTGCCTGTAGATCTCCGTATGTCTTATAATTTGGATCGCTTGGGTCTGCCCCAAAGTTCAAATCATCTATCTGTTCATTGATATTGATATAAGGAGATACTACATTAGCATATGTGGTATGTGTTCCTACTGCCCCGCCTGAAACTGTATACTGCCATACAATCTTAAAGTTTCTAGGATATGACGAATACGAAAATGGCAACACTATTTGATAGGTACCAATATCTGTCTCTACCGCCGTTGCATTAATCGTTGACAATATAGTTGTCGGTAGTATGACATTGGTTGGATCTTTTGTTACGTCATAAATCTTTGCTGTTACAACGCTAGAAGGTGTTATTAGTTCACCCTCCCAATAGATCTTTGTTCTAATTGGTGAGTTGCTGTTTACGTATATCTCTGCCATGTTATAGGCTTAGATTAGTTGTAATACTCCTGAACTTCCTTTGGAGTTGCTAATCTGAAGCCCTCCTCCTTATCAAAAATTTCTTGAGCATTGTCTTCTGTCATTGCAATAAACGGGTGCTCTCTTGTAAATGTAAATCCATTAATATCATACCTGAAGTTTTCTCTAGTCATTCTAACTAGCACTGTGTCTTCTGGCTGAGCATTTGGATCAAATCTTGGAAGAATCTCTTCTGCGTTCTCGCTGAATTCATCTGTCGAATCTTCGATGTCCTTAATAGTCTTTTGATAAACAGACCATGTGACTCCCTCTTCTGCAAGGGCGGCAACGATATCTGCCTTACTCTTAATACCATCAGTATCAACTGCAAAGTCCTCTGCAATTTTTCTGAGTTCTGCTACTTTCAATGTCTCGAATGACATATTATCTCCTTTGTTAGGTTATTCAATTATAGCATTGATAAATTAAAATGAAAAGCCCCCAAAATTAATTGGGGGCCTTTCGAGGGTTTTATCTTAAATTAATTAAGAAGCAACCTTAACGTTCTTTACAACGACCCAAGCGTCAGCTTGTTCGATCTGGACGCCAACACGAGTATACATTGTGTACTCGATTGAGTCCTTACGTGGCCAGAAGAAGCGGTAGACTGTTACGTCACGCTTAACTCCGATAACTACGTTATTTGGGAATGACAAGTGAATGTCTCCGTGTGATCCTGTTGGTGTTGCGTAATCACCAGTCTGTGTCTCGTTAAGAAGTGGTACTTCAACAATCGGAATACCGAATGCGAATGGTGCCACATATCCTGCTGGTCCACCTAGTGGTGCGACTCCGCCACGGATAACGCTTGAAGCGATGTCCTGTGGAATTGTCTGGTTTGTTCCAATGCTGTTAGCATATAGGAAATCCTGAATCAAGTTTGATCCAGCAAGGAAGCGAAGGTCTCCACGACGTTGCTTGTACTTACGTGGCATAGCCTTAAGTGCCTTGTTGAATACTTCACGTGATACTGCGGCTCCAGCTGCGTCTACGACACGACCTGATGCCTTTGCCTTCTTTACAACGCCATCGAATGACTTGTAAAGAGCGTCTCCTGTTAGGGAAGTATTTCCATTGAGGATTACATCTTCAATGTCGTTACCTGCCTGTGTTGCCATCAAACGTGCAATGTGATCTTCTAGATCTGCACCTTCGATGTTGTCTTCTAGAGACTCTGTTGAAAGCTCCCAGTCCATGCGGAGTTTCTTTGTTGTCAAAGAGATTTTTGAGAAAGTTACTGCATTGTTAGATGCTGTATCGTCTGCCTCAGTTGCAAGCTTCATAAGCTTCTCACCAACGGACATACGGTCAATCTCGGCTGTGTCTGACTTCATACGAACTGTACGTGCGACCTTACCGATTACGGTTGCGTCGAACATATAGTCAAGGAAGCGAGCTGATTGTTCTGGGTTAAGAAGTCCACCGTTACCAGCTTCTGATGCACGGTGTGTTCCTGTTCCACCAGTTGTTGAGGCAAATGTGCCTGTAGCTGTAGTTCCAGCTGCAACTGCTTTTTCTAATGTTTCATTGCTCATTATTTTATACCTACCTTAGTTGAATATTTCGTTTACGGAACCGAGGAAAGAACCGTTCCATTTAGATTTTTTGATTGTTACTTCTTCTGATCGGCCAAGATCTGAAGACTTCTTGATTGCAGTCTCTGATTCTACTGCGTCGACACGCTTTTGTACACCATCAATCGTGTTCTTGATGTTATTTACAGCGCTTGAAAGTGCTGTGTGTTGTTCTGCCAACTCTGAAATTCTAGCATCTACGCTCTTGCTGAAAGTTTCAACAGTCTCTTGGATTGTTGTTACTTGTGCTGCATTTGCTTCAGATGCCTTGTTTAGAGTTTCTGAGAAAAAGCCTTTTAGATCGCCTAACATCTTCGCAAAATCAGGTTCATCAACCTTATCTTCTGATACTTCGGCTGCTTTTTCCAGAGTCTCGGCAGGAACGTCTTCTGCTACTGCATCTGCAGGAGCTTCAGCTGGAGTTGCATCTTCTGCAACAACTGCTGTATCTTCAACGGCTGCTTCTGTTGTTTCTGCTTCGGCTGGTGCCTCTACTGCAACATCTTCGACAACTACGTTTTCTGTATTATCTGACATTTCATTACCTCCTTCTGCGTTTGCCTGTTTTGCAATTGTTTGTGTTTCAGGCAACGTAAATCTTGAATGCTTGTATGCATCAAGAATCTTATCTATCTCTTTTGCTTTGTTAACATCTGAGCTTTCAACCCATCCGATTAACTCTGCTGGCTTTCCAGATACTGGAGAGTCATATGTTTTATCTGTTGAGATAAAAACAGAATCACTGTCTGCACAGTAAAATATATTTTCAGTTACTACTCCTACTGCAATTCCCTTTGCAATGTATTGTCCATTGACCTTCTGGATAGAAAGAATGTTACAAAGTTCATTTGCTGGGGAATCAACAATAGAAAGTTCAATTAGTTCATAGTTCTTGATAAATCTTACGGTCTTGCCACTCGCCTTGTTAACTTCATTGTCTGACTCAAGAATCTTTCCGCCGATTGAGAATCCAGATAGAGTTCCGTCTAGAACTTTCTCCCAGGTGTCTTGTGCGCCCTTTGAGATGTATGCATCGACATACACTCCGTTGAAGAACTCTTTTGACTTTGGGTCGTAGAAAGTTTCTGGTTTAAAAGAAACCATCTTTCCTACCGCATTTGATCCGTGCATCTCACGAATATTCCCACGGAAATTTTCGAATGCCTTGAGACTTGATTCTGCTGTTACAACATCACCAGTCTGATCAACATTGTCTAGGGTTGCGAATCCAGATACGGTTCTCTTTTCACGGTTAACTTTAGTAAAAGGAACCGACAAATTAATAACGTTGCCGTTACTGGTCCATAAAGACTTTTCAATGTTCATATGCTTAATTTTATAGTGTTATAGACTATAAAGCAAATAACAGTTGAGTGGACTTAGTCAACCTGTCTTCCGTCGCCTTTAGCATTTCTGCCTTCCCCATCAACATCGGGGGCGGCTGCCTGACGGTCTTGAGATCTTTGTCTTGTATTTCCTGCTTGAGCTCTTTGCTCTGCGGCGGCTTGTCCTTTTAAATCGACCATGTCGTCTCCGCCATCAAGTGGAATCATACCCTTTCTAATTCTAACTTCATTAGGGGTAATTACCTGCATACGCAAATATCTTTCATCAATTTTAGACTGGGTATCCTCATCGGTCAAAGTCAATTCATTAAACTTCAAAGTTAGGGCATCAGTCTTTTCTTCAAATATTGCATTTATTTTCTTTTCAAGTGTCATTTGGGCTGGACGGCAAACTTGCTCTTTAAATGTCTTGTCTGCATCACGGGCAACCGCTAAATTTACACCCTCTGGAGTTCCAATTTTATTAATTGGCACACGGTGGGCTAATAGGATTTCGTCTCTATTTGATTTACGATACTTCTCAAATGAACCCTCTTGGCTTCCCGCCTCAATTGGCTCCATTTTAAATTCAACCTTTGAGTCTGGGCTATCTGCTGGAAGCGGAACATATAAAGATCTGTGGTTCTTTCCCTTTAATCCAACTTGGAAAAACTCAAGCAATTTACGCTCTGACTCTGGAGAAAGCTTTGCTCCCTTTACTGTAATAATATATCTTGGGACCGCTTTGTTTTCAAAGTAGTCTAGGTTATATCGACCAGATAATTCATTACCTGCGAGTGCTACCTGTGCAGCAATAATATCTGGGATACCATAATAGTTATTCATCGGAGTATACTTCTTAAAATGAATAATCTCATTTGGGCGATCTTCTTGCCCAGCAATTGGATTCTCTGTTTCAGTATCTCCGAAGTTATTAAAGAATACAGCCTTGCCGTATAGCAATTGAATAAAGCCGTCTCTTAGTCTACGAACACGCATTGTCTTTGCGGGGATGTGTCCAATATATCCAATGTTTCCGCCTGTTGTTCTGCCTACTTCAAGGTAACCATTTCCTGTTGCTTCTAGGTCTGTGTAAACCTTAATCAAAGTCTGTGTAAATGTATCTTCAGAGTTTGTTGTATCTAGCCAGGCGTGTAGGTCTTGACGAAGCTTATTCAACTTTCTACGGGCTCTCTCTAACTGCTTGTCATCTGTGATTGCATCAAAGGCATCATTAGTTTTCTTTGTATCAACAAAGTCATATCCGAGCCCAACAATGTTTGCAACCTTTGCGTTAATTGCCGCATAGTTATATGTTGAAATCTCATACACCTTTGAAAGATACTCTTGGTTGTATGGAGGCTCAATAAGGTCAAACATAGCATATCCACTAATTGCTTGTGCAAGTAGGTTTTGCTGTGTTCCCGTTTCTTCAATGCCAGTAAATGACTTTGAGAACTCTCTATTAATTCTACGCTTAAATGCAGATCCTAGACCTCTGACCTTTTTTAGCTCTTCAAGGTTTACTGCAAATGGGTCATTGCTCTTTTCATCTTTCTTGAAAGAGAACCAGTCTGCTGTATTTGATATATCAATAATGTTTTCTGAGTTGTTTTCGTTAAGAAATTCTACTGTCATCTTAAACCACCTAGTTTCTTCATTTCGTCCTTATAGTTACCAATATCATATGGATCAGGGATTAGTCCCCAGTTGAGTCTTTGCTGTTGGTGCTCAAATTCTTCGTCATCAATTTTGCGTCTTGCTGAAAGAAATTTAGGCCCGCCTTCATATATACCGAATGAGCGAACTTCTCTAGCCAAAGCATCGATGTTGGATCTATTGCCTTTTTTGGACGTGACCGAAAGAAAGTTGCCATCGTCATCTCCAATCCATCTGCCGTCTGGCATCTCCCAGACATATATACCTAGAATTGACTCTTCGTCATTAACTTTATATTTAGCTTTACTCATATCCATAGAACTAAATCATACCATTATTTCGTGTCAAAGTCCAGAGTTTGCACACTGGTTGGACACAATTAAAGGCTAACTGACTCTGGCTCTACCACTGTTAGAAAGAACGGGGTGGAATCGTCACCAGAGGATGACTCTATTAGTGAAAATGAAGTGTCGTTAATCTGATTTACCGTATTTCCCGTATAAAGCAGGTAATGGTTTAGAATTCTATTTACAGATAGGGTGGTCTCATATACGGCTACGTTATTATACATATGCCCTATGCCCGACTTTGTATCATTTTGATTCTGATTAAATTTGATACTTGTATCAGATGATGTTAGATTAATTACAATATGATGTGGTGTATCTACTACTAGGAAGTTCCAGACATTTGTTTCCGCCGTCCTATCTATGCCATTGACATAAATTGAGGAAATCCCTGTCTTTGTTATTAGCCCCGCATTATCCCATTCATACTTCTTGGAAGCTCCTGAGAATAGGACATTCTCATTATATTGAGGTGTGTATATCAGCTCTATGCAAGAAACGGCGGGAATAGAATTTAATGAGAATCCATGTCCATTATACATAGTCAGCCCATTGTATTTATTGTAAGAAAGAGTCTTGCTATTAAATTTTGGCAAAGCATAGTCATAGGCGGAAGATACATAGTATCCTGAATTATCGCTATAGAAGTTCTTGCCAGTATAGAAAGCTATTTCTAGGGATCTTAAAATTGGAAGATACTTGCTGGTATCTGCAGAGGATAAGGTTATCCTTAAATAAACAATCTGTGAGAATTGGTTATCATTCTTATTGATATATGGAAGAGGGCTTCCATTCTTACAAGTCCTCCAAGTAATATTATCAATGCTTGCCTCTACTAGAATTCCAGTTACATCGTTGCTCCAGTGGATTTGAGATGTATCGATATTTAAATAATTAGGTACAATAAAATAATCGGTAAATGTAAATGATGCAGTTGCTGCAGTCTCTGTCTCTGGGATATAGATATAAGAGTTGTCATCAGATATTGTAATCCCGCCCGTTGCTACTTCAGACCAAGGCTTGGATCCTGGATATGAATAAATAAACTTAGGTCTAAGTGACTCTGTGTTCATGCTGAAAAGATAGCCGTTGTCTGCTGATACAATTTGAGATATGTTTACTTCTTGGGTTCCCTCATTGTAATGAGCCAATACCTGAGTACCAGATAGGGCGTATCTATAAAATCCTACACAGTCTACTACAAATCTGCCAGTAGAGGGTCCTGATTGAAAGGTTGCTGTCTCATTGGAAAACTTGTATGAGTCTATTTGCAATGCATCAGCAATAAATCCGTTTATGTATAGGGATAATATATTGCTCTGGAATATGCCCACAACATATACTACTTCAGAATTTGATACTGTGGCTTGAACTTGGTTGGTCCCAACCCTAAATATAATATTGCCGTTCTGATAAAATATTCCAGTATTTGTTGCGGTGTCTCCAACTATTGTTGTGCTTACGTTATATCCTGGAAGTGCACACCAAGCCTCTATAGAAAAAGAGTTATCCTTATAGTACTTTGTAGCAATTCCTTTTGGGTTATATGTAATAATGGTTGAGCTTAAAACCTCAGTTCCTCTTACGGAACCTGTTACTAATGGCATTATCTGCTTTGAAGAGGCGGAAGAAGCAGTGCCATTATTTAAACTACCAGAGTAGTCATAAATCTGCATTCCGCTTATTTCTCCATATGTCAGACCGCTATCTTTTAAAGCCTGGTATGTTGCATACTGAGTTAACAATTCGGCAAATGTGTTAGTTGTTCCAGATTGAACTTCATCTAATAGGTAAAATGAGTTTGGAAAGTCATTTAAGATTCTGCTCTTATATGACATAGTTACGCCTGACTATTTTGTTCTAGTTCAGCTACTCTTGCAGATAGCTCTTGTACAGCTTTAATTAATGGTGCTATAAATTCACCGTATCTTAGACCTTGACCTGAGTTTGGATCTGATGGGTTATCCAGTGTCCAACCTGCAAAATCTTTTTGTGTATGAGCATCTACCGCTTGCTTTACTTCTTGAGAAATAAGACCGTAGTGATATCTTGTACCTGGTTCAGCTTCGTAAGTAGGGTTTCCATCTTGATCTAAAACCTTATCTCCATTTGCATCTAGGACTTCTTTATTTTGTCCGACTATAAAGCGGTAAGAAACTGGATTAAGATCATTAATAAATGCTAGACCTAAATCAGAAGATAATATGTCTTTCTTTTCTCTTTGATCTGATGTGCTAATTGTAGAAACACGGTTAAATATATTATTCCACTTGTATGTAGATGACCCTAAGTTATAGCTTGTATCTGAGAAAGGAAACCATGATCCAGTTCCAGATGTGGACGCTGGTCCGATAGATGTAAATCCATTTAATGTAGCGCCTTCTAAGGTTGGGGAATAAATTGGATTGGGTATTGTTCCTGCTGGGCCTGTTGGTCCCGCTGGTCCTTGCGGACCTGTTGGGCCAGCGACTGTGCTTGCTGCACCAGCTGGGCCCTGTGGCCCCTGTGG